CACCCGCTCGCTTGCTGATTTCGCCAAGGTCATTGAGCTGTTCGATGCCCATAACGTGTCGTTCGTGTCGGTCACGCAATCCTTCAACACCAGCTCCAGCATGGGCAGGCTGACGCTCAATGTCTTGCTGTCGTTTGCCCAATTCGAACGGGAGCTGATTGGGGAGCGGGTGCGGGACAAGATTGCCGCCTCCAAGCGCAAGGGCATTTGGGTCGGGGGTCCGGTCCCGCTTGGCTACACGGCGGTCGATAAGAAGGTCATGGTGGTCCCAGCCGAGGCCAAGGCGGTCCGGATCATCTTTGCGCGCTATCTCGAGCTCGGCTCGGTTGCCGCGCTGGCAGACGATCTCGACCGCCGAGGGATCCGCAGCAAGGCGCGGCGCCTATCGAACGGCCGCATCATCGGTGGGGGCCGCTTTGGCGTGGGCGCGCTCGCGCATCTGCTCAAGAACGGCTTCTATATCGGCGAGGTAGTCTATCGCAGCAACATTCATTGGGGTGAGCATGAGCCGATTCTCGAACGTCCCCTGTTTGAGGCGGTGCAGGACAGGCTTGCCGCCCAGGCAGTGGCACGGCGCTGCCGGCTGCGCGGCACGTCCGCGCTTTTGACCAGCTGTATCTTTGATGAGCGCGGCAACCGCATGAGCCCGACCCACGCCAACAAGGGCGGCCTGCGGTATCGCTATTACGTCTCGCAGGCCGTGCTGCAGAAGAAACCCCAGGCGCGGGGATCGCTCAGCCGTGTTCCCGCAGCCGAGCTTGAGGCGCTCGTCCTGGGCGCGCTGCGCAATCATCTCACTACCAGCGGCGCCGGGCAGGTGCTGCCCGACAGTGATCGGGACCTTGTCGAGCGCCATGTCGAGCGAATCACCTTGGCCGAGAACGAGATCAAGCTCCGACTGCGAGAGATCGTGCAGGATGCTCCGAAAGATGTTGATGATGCTCATGTCGCCGCAAGTAGCCGATCCGGGCGGCCCAGTTCGCCGGGCAGCAGCATTGCCATCCCCTGGAGCAGCCCCGTGCCCGCAAGCGTCAAGGGCATCATCCATGTGCCCGCTCACAACACGCCGATCAAACCCGATCGTCGCGAGGCTCTCCTGATTGCCATTGCTAATGCCCGCAACTGGATGGACGACTTGATGCAGGGCCGGGTGGCGTCTTTCGCCGCGATCGTCCGTCGGGAAGGCAAGGTTGAGCGACATATCCGGATGTTGGCGCCACTTGCCTTTCTGTCCCCCCGGATTGTTTCAGCACTCCTCGATGGCACTGCGCCAGCGGATCTCACGGTCACAAGGCTCGCCCGGGCGCTACCCCATTCCTGGGCCGAGCAGGAGCGCAGAGCAGGAATTTCGGCATCATTTCTGACCTGAGGCCCATTCGGCCCCGCCACCGCAACCGGACCCGCGCCGAAACTGCGTCGCGCGAGCTCAGATCAACTCGCAGCAAAGGACGGTCCACATCCGCTACGACCGTCCGCAAGTGTCAGGAGCGTTTCGGCGCATCACTCCTGAAAGGCTCCATGATGTGTCTCGCCCGGCGAGATCCGTCTCGCCGGGGCGCAGTGCAGAGCGTGTTTGCGCGCACTGTGTCGCCCGCGGGATCAGGCAGCCGCCGGTGGGGTGGCACGCTGCTCCTCGATGGTCTCGAAGGTTTCACCTGAGGCGGCCAGGACAGCGACCTTGCCGGTGTAGGTCTGCCAGCGCCGCACCGCGGCGTCGACATAGGCCGGGTCGATCTCGACGGCTCGGGCCTTGCGACCCGTGCGCTCAGCCGCGGGGATCCAGCACAAGGGCACCGCGGCGCGAGCAATCCTTGATCGCATCCGCCACCAATGCGACAGGCTTGACCGTTGGATGGATTGCCAACTCCTGCAGCCCTCCCCCGCGCAGCGCGTGGACATTCGCATAGTGCCAAACATTGGTCCGATGGCGACCATGCTGGCCGAGCTCGAAATTATTGCTGTGTGCTGCGGTCCCGGACTTCCACACGAACACCAGCTCATGCTTGGAGCGGTAGAACGACCCCATCCCGGCATGGGTCTTATTCCAGACACAGAGGTTCTTGAGCTCGCTGAAAACCTTGCGGCCGGCCGCAAGCATCTCCCACATGTGCCGCCAACCCATGCAGATCTGATGGATCGCCCCATCGACAGTGTTCTCCGCGAGTCGTTGAAACACCGTTTCCAAAAACGCGATGAATTCGACCTCGTTCATCTCGCCGCAGCCCATGGCGAAATCGCGATGACGGATGCGTCCAAGGCCGGAGACATTGCCATCGATCGTGACGTTGTACGGCGGGTCGGTGAATACGAATGCCGCCTTGGCGCCTTCCAGCAGGCACTCGTAGGCGGCCTGATCGCGAGCATCTGCGCACAGCAAACGGTGGTTCCCCAGCAGCCATAGGTCTCCGCTCTGGCTGACGACCGGACCCGATGGATACTGCGGCACATCATCTTCCGGCCCGTTTGCTGATCCCTCCGCCTCGCCAGCCTCCTCCAGGATGAGGTCAATTTCTGGCATCTCGAATCCGGTCAACTCGATCTCGACATCTAGATCGATCAGCCCCTGCAGCTCGATCGCCAGAAGCTCCTTGTCCCATCCGGCCTTCTCCGCGAGTTTGTTGTCGGCCAGGATGTAGGCGCGCTTGTCGGCCTCGCTCAGGTGCGAGAGCCGGCAGGTGGGCACCGCGTCGATGCCGAGGAGCGTGGCAGCTTCCACACGGCCATGCCCGGCGATGATCTGCTTTTCATCATCAATCAAGACCGGATTACAGAACCCAAACTTCTTGATGCTGTTTGCGATCTGCCGGATCTGCTTCTTTGAATGTGTCCGGGCGTTATTTGGGTACTGCCGCAACTCGCGAACCAGTAAATATTCGATTTTCATAGCCAATTCCTCGATTTCATTATTTATATCCGGACGTGGCCCCATGACGGTCTGGTAGCCCAGTCCTGGCGACCCCAAGCGAGGCCCTGGGTCAGGGCATCGACCTGATCGTCATGGCGCCCGGGAAAGGCCAGCAGCTCCGCGGTGAATTCCTCGAGCCATGGGGTTTGCCGGGGAAGCCGAACCGAGCCCCCCGCAAAGAGGTCGATTTGCCCAATGAGGCGGCGCGTTTGTCAGTATCCGGCTTATAGGTCGTGACATTGATCGACTGCTCGCGCAGACTCTGGATCAAGCCCTTGCTGATTGGAGAGTCCTCAATCAGAAGGGTCCAGGGCTTGTAGCGCTCCTTGACCTCAATCACCTTTTGTTTGAGTGCGTCAAATGGAAGGCGGCCGCGGACCACCTCATAAACGTAAAAGACTTCCCGACGACGCACCAAAACTACACATGCGGAGTAATCGCCGGAATCGGTCTCATTGAGCGCGATGTCCCAGCTCATGATCAGGCGGTCGCCGGGCTGATACTGGATCTCGTCATAGGCTGCGCTCAGCCACTTTCGCTTGATGATTCGACCGCCAGGCGGAATGGGGCTTTGCTGGTATTGTGCGGAAAATGCGATTGGGCCCATTCTGTCCTTGAGCTCACGCAATACGTCGGCTGGCTCATGCTCGGCGTGGAGAAGCTCTCGGTTTTGCCGTGTGTAGAATCGCCCGCCACCGAGATCGAAGGTCTCAGTCCGCTGCGCGATCGCGGGGAGGTTTAAGACGTCGAAGCCATCTTCTTCCAGCAGATAGCCGACCAGGTCGTTCTCATGCACCCGCTGCATAACCACAACGATGCGGGTTTTGGCTTTATCGTCACCACGAGACAGGAGAGTTGATCGATACCACTCGTTCACCCGAGCCCTCACCGACTCCGACATCGCATCGCTTGGTTTCAGGGGGTCATCAATGATGATCAAGTTGCCGCCAACCCCAGTGAGGGTGCCGTCAATAGGAGTGGCGATCCGTTTGCCCCGCTGCGTGGTCGTGATCTCGCGGTCGGTATCGCGGGCGAGCCGCATGGCCGGAAACGTGGCTTGGTAAGTCGGATCCTTGACCAGCAGGCGGAAGTCTTGTGCGTGCTGGCGTGTGAGAAAGTCCGAATAGGAAACAACAACCACGCGCTCGAAAGGATAATGACCCAGAAACCAGGCAGGCAGAGCCACCGAAGCGTACAACGATTTCAGGTTGCGCGGCGGCAAGGTAATAATGAGGCGACGGATGCTGCCACTGGCGACCTGCGACGACTTTTCGGCC